CAGCGAGTGCCACTGATTCGTCAATGGCAGGAGATGCTGCAGGAAGAGCATATACCGCTGGAGCAAGTGGAGGGTTCGCTCTTGTCCATATTTGTCCATAAAATGGCAGAAATGAAATATATTCAAGAGTTATTGAACACAGGAATTGCTACAGAAGGTTCATTGCTTATAGTAAAGAAGATATATGATACTCTTGTAACAGAAGTTAACAAGAGACTTATACCAAGAGACCAGGCAGCATTAGTTATTTCAGGAGCGCAAATTCCAGGTTCAAGTATAGACGTTGACAGAGAAGACCCTAACACATTAGATGTTAGAGAAATTGCTGAAGGCGCAAATATAATCCTTGACCAGCAATCATATGATAGTGTTAATATAAAGCCACTAAAGTATGGTGTTGGTATAAAGATTTCAAGAGAAATGCTTGAAGATGGAAAGTGGAACTTATTGGCTTCAAATATTGCAACAGCAGGAAAGAGATTTGCAGAAAACGAGACAAACCTTGTTATTCTACAGCTTGATTCGGCTGCAACAACGAACGCTGGCGGGGCGGCATATACAATAGCCGACTTGACAACTCAGATGCAGGATTTGGAAGACAAAGATTACGTTCCAACAACTCTATTGATTGGAAATGAGGTTCTTCATGATTTGAGGAACATAGATACATTTGTAGAAGCAGACAAGCTTGGTTCAAGAGAAATGCTTGAGACAGGATTTGTCGGAAGAATTTACGGACTTGATGTCATTAAATTCTCAACAAATGCAGCTCCTTCTACTACATATAGTAAATATGCATATGTCTTTGATAAGACACAGGCATACTACATTGTAGAAAAGAGACCAATTTCAATTGAAAGATATGAAGTACCTTCAAACGACTTATCTGCAGTAGCAATTACACAAAGAATTGCTGTTCAGATAATCAGAACGCAGGCAGTTTCAAAGACAACAACCGCTTAATAAGAGATTGTAGTTTTAGTGTCAATACGCAGGGATGATTACCCTGCTTTTATTTTTTATATTTTAAAGTAATAATCATAGTAATAAAAATTAAATATACAAAGGAGGAAAAATAAATGTCAAGTTTAAGTGACGGATTGGGCGGAGAAGAGCTACAAGTTAGTGGTTTGCAAGCAGGTGGAGTTAGTATTAATCCATACTTTACAGGAAGTATTACTTCTGCAAGTGACGTAAAAGCAGTTAATGTTTATGGAACAACGTCAGTTAGCGGAGCAACAGTTAAAGGAACAACTATATCTGGTGTTACTTTTGTAGATACAAATACAGGAATTTTGACATCATCAATGGTTGGAGCTTCTTATGGTGCTACAGTACAAGCAGGTTCATCAACATTATCGGCTGGGAGTAATGCTTGGGTTGTTTTCGGAGCAGCATTTGCAAGTGCGCCACAAAGCGTAGTTGCTACTGATACAAAAACAGCAGCATCATTGTGTGTTGTATTAGGAAGTATTTTAGCAGGAAGCTTTTACGTAGAAGGACAAACAGCAGAAGATACATTTAACTGGATAGCAGTAGGTTTGTAATTTTATTAGTTTTATATTCACGCCATTCTTCAAAATGGCATGTAGAACGATAAGTGAAAGGAGGAAAAATGGCAAGAGATAATCGTGTAAAAAGATATGCATTTAAAACAGATGACTTAGTATGTCCTGCCACTGGTAGTAATTTTGATATATTTACAGCTCATTCTCTAAATGGAACTTTACAAGCAATACAGTATCTTGGAGCAAATTACGGAGCGACTGGAAGTTTACAGTTGCAAGTATCTGGAACTGGTGAAGTTGTATGGAGTTTAGTAAGTGGAACAGATGCAGGAAATGTTACATCAGCAGCTGCATGGTTTCCAAGAGCATCATGCAGAGATACAAATAATTTATCACTATCAGGTTTAGCTTATGCAGAACTTCCATTATTCGGAGATTATAGATTAATTGGAAGTTGCGTAGGACCAAGTAAATCAGGGCTAGGATTTGTAATCTGGTACATATAAAATGAGACAAAATAAAACTTTCATTGAAATATCAAATCAGGATATATTTGATAAATTATGCACTATGGAACAAAAAGTAGATGAAATATGTTCTAAATACAGTACAACAAGATGGATAGCATCAACTGCATTAACATTAAGTATCGGTGTAATATTTTTTCTTTTAGGAATTAAATTAGTAGGTATTTTTTAATGGCAGTTTGGAGCACAGGTTCTGTTGCTACTCATGTAGGTAACTTAATTGGATGGACAAATATTTCTACTATTAGTGGAACTACTTTATCTGATGTTGTAGAACAACAAGTTAATTTTGTCAATACATATACTTCAGATAATATAAGTTCATCTAGTATAAGTGAAAAATATCAGCCAGTTATTATAGATTTAACAATGTCACAAGTTCTTATTTCTATGGATGCACAAGAAGGTGGAACAGAGAGTGTTAGTTTAGGTGAATTAAGTGTTAATCAAGGCGGCGCAGGCGGAAATGCATCATTAGCAAAACAATTAAAAGATTCAGCTATTTCTAAATTAAAAGAACTTGGTAGAGCACTTAGATATAGAAGAGTGATAGGAGGATAAATGGGTATTAAAATCCTTCTAGATAATGGGATGAATTCTATACTTAAGAATGGAGTTTCTACTTCTGTTAATATAATTTCAATTGTAAGAAATGGTAGTGATTATGATGATGTTGGTTCAGATACTTGGATTGGAAGTAGTACAGCGAGTGGATTGGTTTTTCCAGTAAGAGGAACACAAGGAAGTGAGGAAGCTGTATTATTACAACAGGGCAAACTTTTAACTCAAGATAAAGTATTATATTTGCCTGGAAGTGTCAATTTTAGTGGAAATGTTTTAGTTAATTTTGGTACTGAATATTATTCTATTTTAGCAGATGGTATACACACTTATAATGTTAATGGTTCTCCTATCTATAATAAACTATTTATTAGATATACTCAGAACGGGAGTTTGTATGTATAATGGTAGGAATGACAACAAGAATAGAAGGGGCAGAGAAGGCACAGAATTGGCTTCAAAAAATTATATTTAAGATTTTTAAAAATACAGATGAAGGGGTAGTTGAAGGTGCAAATATTCTAAAAGATGAAATTGAAGCGAGTATTGCAGGCAAAAGAAGTGAACCACGAAGTGTTAAAACAGGACGATTTCTTAATTCAATATCAGTAAATAAAACAGGAAAAACACAAGCCGAAGTAGCATCAGATGTTGATTATAGTATGTTTCTAGAATATGGTACTATTTACATACCTGAACGAAGACATTTTAGAAATTCATTAAAAAGAAAGGAAAAAAAGATTATAAAGAAAATGAAAGAAAAAGTTGAGGATGCAACTAAATAACTATATAGTTATACTATATGGTATTTATATAATCTTCTTAATATAAAAAATCATTAATTTCAAGCGAGAAATTATGTCGCCAAGCGAGGCAAAATGAAAGAAGAATTTGAAAAGTTAGTTCCAATTTATGGAATTAGTAGAAAAGAAGCAGAAATGCTTGAAGTGGAATTTGGTTCTATTGAAAATTTAAAAATAGCAGTTTTTAATGATACAGTTAAATCTCTAAATAAAAAAGATATAGAAAGATTAAAAAAATATTTTAGTACTTCTTCATTACGATTATGCGCGGTTTGTAGACATACATTACCGTTGATATTAGATAGAGGTATTTGCCCTATTTGTAAGCATAGGACGGGATTATAATGGCAATAGCAACGGCGACATTTATTAGTGACATTATTTTATTTATACGTGATTTTTTAAGAACAAATATAACAGACCCAACAGGTAAATCAAGTGAGAATTTTGTATTTACCGCATATCCAAAAGTAAATGTTAGTTATCCAATTATAACAGTTAGACATACAGGAATAAAGACAGAAAAATTAGGAATGCAAAGTGAGATACATGATACAACTCTTGATATTGAAATACGAGTTTGGGCAAGGAATGCCAAGGAATTGGATAGAATAGTTCAGGAAATAATAGTTGACCTTAAAAATGCTGAATTCGGAGCAAGCGGAACATCTGAATCTGAAATATTTGGATTTGTTTTAGAATCTGCAGTTCCAGTTGTTTTGGCAGAGGGAGACAATATGATTCATTCGTCAGTACTTACATTTAAGTATAGGGCGATATTAGATAATTAAAAGGAGGTAAAAAATAATGATTTTCGTAGGTGACGCAAACAAGGTTTGTTTTAAATCTGAATCAGGAACATATGCTTCAACTAGTGGAAATGCTTCATGGATAGGACTTGTTACAGAACATACACCAACAGAAGAGGAAAATATGATTACTGTTAGATATGCAGGAACTTCGTCCAGGAACGTGAGTCAAATGATTAACGGACCAAAAGATTATGAAGGAACTATAACATATCATCCACAAAATTTCAAGATGCTTACTTATGCACTTGGAAGTAATGTAGATGCAGGGCCATCTCCATATACGCATACAATATCAGAAATAAATAGTGACGATGCATGGGCGTATTCCAATGCTGGTTTTCCTTCATTTACTGTTATAGATAGTAAAAATGGAAAGACAGATGGATTTCATGATGTTAGAACTATTGTAGGTTG